CATTTCTTTAAATGCCTGTGCTTGAAATTGTGTGACTGATTCTGCTAATAATGGGTGTGTTACACCACTAGCCCCCTGAAAAGGCTGTGATCTTTCATCATATTTAAAGCCTAAAAGGTCTAATCCTTTAACATACGCATCTTCCCACTCGGACCGTGATTCGCGGTCCATCTTAAAATCACCAACTAAATCAGTAGATATAGAGGTTAAGTCGTCATCTGAGAGAATGTCTGCCAAGTTTTCGTAAAAATCTCCTGTCGATCCTGCTTTATTTGGGTCAAAATCAATAGTAGCGCCGCCGTCTTCTTCTTGAATAATATCAATGTCTGGATTTACCCTTCCTTGTTCCAACATAACTTCTACTGCTGGATTAGGTCCGTCAACTTCTTTGAAATCTGGTATTGGTTGTATCTTTTTATCAACGGCCATTATGTAATCCTTGTTTTAGTTCGTTTGCCTTTTTTCATTCTTTTAAATCCGCGAGGCGTGATTAATCCACCACGTTTCCCTTTTCGCGATTCAACGAGCGTTGGATTAATACTAAACAATTCTGATTCAATTTCTATAATTTTATCATCATCATCGCCTGATATAGCATCGCTCAATAAATCTAAAAGTTGAGCTACTCTTGATGATCCTTTTTCTGCCATGTGGCCTCCTAATAATAATTTCGTTGCGTTCCTATTGCTAACTGCTCCGGTTCATAATCTTCTGGATGAACCACAAAATTACCTTGGCGGAACCTTAACATAGCTTGGGTCATGCTGTCTACTAAATCATCATGTTCCCCAAATGGAAAAGCCGCACACTCCTCCACCATCTCTTCTGCCCATCTTTCATCTGGACGCCATACCATACCGGCCTCAAATAAAGGTGCAACAGAATTGACTCTAACGTGTTTATCATTTCCTTTGCTCGGTGTAAAGTTAACAACAGGAATTCCCATTGCACGTAGCTCATCTGTTAGTGGCATACCACTTGCTTTTGCTTCAATTAAAATCGTTTCGGGATCCCAATATCTATATTCCTCCATCGCTGTTTTTTTTAATTCAGGGAAATCCCATCTGCCTTTTTTACAATCCATTAGTATTGCGCTAGGCTTATAAGAATTTTTTGGATAAAATATTCCCCAGGTTGATATCGCTGAAAAGTCGGCGGTCTCTTTTTTACTGAAAGCTGTATCATAACTTTGTATGATGTGTACCATTTCAGGTGGGTCCTCTTCTTCCCAAATCTTCCACCATTCTCTTTTGATAATGGAACCTTCTTCTGAAACAGGATTCTGTTGCCATTGTGCTTGCCATTTTTGTTCTGTCAAAGAAGCCTTAACACTTTCTAATTCTTCTAGTTTCCAATACTGTGGCCAAATAGGTTCCTCACTTGGTAAAATAGCAGGGAACTCCACAACTTCCCATTGATCTGCTTTTGGTTCTGTTTGTGCTCTCATCAATTGACCAGTCAAATCTTTTGTAGACCAGCGTGTCATAACAATAAGAATTCTGCCTCCTGGTTGTAAACGTTGTCTAGGACCAGAGGTATACCACTCATACGCATTATCCATTGCTGTCTCGGACAGCGCATCTTGTTCCGAATGAGGATCATCAATAATCAAGAGATCCGCACCACGGCCCGTGATTGCACCACCAACACCCGCAGCAAAATATTCTCCACCATAGTTTGTTTCCCAACGCCCCGCTGCTTTACTGTCTGCACTTAAGTTTACATTTTCAAAAACATTTTTATATTCTCCAGTTCCCATTAAGTTTCTAACCTTACGACCGAACCGGTAAGCGAGTTCCGCGGTGTGTGTTGTTTGTATAATTTTTAATTTAGGATTCATTCCCATCATGAAAGCAGGAAACAAGAATGATGCAAATTCTGACTTTGTATGCCTGGGCGGCATGTTTACAATTAATCTTTTTATTTTGCCGTCCGCTAGTTCTTGAAGCTTGGCGGCTGTTTTTAGGTGGTGGGGGCCTTTGACAAACTCTGGCCACATGACCCTAACAAAATTTAAAAAGTTATCTTGAGCTGCTGCTTGTAATTTTAATTCGTGTTCACGGAGCAACAGCTTTAATTCTTCAGCTGATGGTTTATTCATTCCATAACATTATCATACTCTTTGTATTTGTAAAATAGACTATAGGACCGTCACCACAAAACCACGGGGCCTAAAAAAGGGGGCGGGGGGCCTTTAAAAAACATTTCGGATTTTGGAAAACGCTCGGGACTCAAAAGGGGAGAGGGAGAAGAGGGGAAGAGGGCTGACCTGTCCTCCCTGCTCTTTTCTTTTCACGTGAAAAGAATAGGTCAACGAATAAGATACGATAATTAAATATAAAAAAGATTTAACAAGGGGGACTGGGCCCACGTATAATAATAAATAGGATAAAAAACTTATCCACATTAATCGTAATAAAAGATAAACTAACTATATAAAAGATAATCTTTTATCTTTACTAATATAATTATATTCAAGCTTGGTTAGGCAAATGGACTTGGTAACCTCTGGATTAAAAAGCCAGCCGCCCATAATAGGAGGAAAAGGCAAGGACATACCAAAATTGAATATAACAACCGAAAGGAAAGGTACTCAGATGAGCGAAAGCAATAATCTAGATATCGATCAGGTACTCAATAAGCTTGCTGAGCTACTGGCTCAGAAGCTTGAAGAGAGGAAGAGCGACAATGCTTCTCTTCTCGATAGGGTAACTGACTTAGAGGATCGCATTGACGATTTCTCTGAGGACGATATCCGTGATTGGATTAGCGATGCGATTAACAACGCTACGATCACGATTGAGTCGTAATTCTATCAAGAGGGGCCAGATAAGCTGGCCCCTTAAACTCTCTTTAAGGAGTTCAATATGAATATGAAATACAAAGAACTTGTATTCAAAGCCCTTAAAAAGAATTTCAAAGGGTTAATTGATAGCGGTCACGCTATCGAGGACAAAGCTTATTATGTTGATGAGCTTGGTCTCCCAGAAGAATATGTTGAACAATTTGTTCAGCGTCATCATTCTTCTAAGGATAACCCTAAGGGGATGATTTTTAACGAAGCGGGCGAAAGGTTAGAATACCTTGACGGTGTTTATAACCTACAAATCCTTAAGCATATGGCTTGGATGCTAAACCGAAACAGCAAAGACTACGAAGACGGTCTTAGCTCTTTGGGTCGAGGCTTCGAAGCTAAGCATTATCACAATGCTATTGGCAAGGCTTTAGGATAATCTTTTACAAGGGGCCAGATAAGCTGGCCCCTTAAACCATTGATGAAGGAAACCATTATGAGTGACCGAGATTTCCATGCTACTTACAAACAGCTTGGATATATCAATACAGCGTTAAGAAATCTAGAAGCTCAAAATCTTTTAGATAGGCTTGGAACTAGAAGAGATTTACATTCTCTTCCAATGAACAAGAAAGACGCGAAGATCATTATTGAAGATATCAAAGATAACTTCACTAATGAAGAAATCTTTACCGACAACAACTAATACCTGTCGGTTGGGTAGGAGGGGCGTTATTACGCCCCTTCATTACTTAACTAGAAAGGAAAAGACTATGACTAACGAAAAATTGTTAGAAACAATATTATGGGATTTAGATTTTTTAAGTCCTGTATGGATAGGAGTAAATGACGACGATGAGGATACGGCATTTAAAATATTCATGTTAAAGAAAAAATATAAGGAGTGGTTATCAAATGTGGAATGAAAAAACACAAGCAATATTATGTATACTTATTGGAGTATTCTGTATCGTGGTAACGATACCGACATTTTTTCTATGATGACATACTTTGATATAAAAATAAAAACATGGGACGCAAACGAGCGTCCCATGAAAAAGCTATCCAAAGATGATATAGAAATGATTGTGTACCGAGTTAGAGAAGACTTGGCCGAAGGCGGGTCAATGGATACTCAAGGCGAGACGCATTTATTAACTTTCGATAATGGTGGCTTAACATCCAAATAGAGTAGGGGGCTTAGGCCCCCTTACTACTATCATTATCTATTACTATCACGCTTTGTTTACGTTTAGCGTCTATTTTTTTTTTGTTTTGTGTGTGTTTTGTTTTTCTTTTCTTTTCTTATTTTTTTGTTTTGTTTTGTTTACGTTTAGCGCGCCCCGCT